TTCCTCCTCTTTTACCACCTCTTTTACCTCCTCTTTTACCTCCTCTTTTACCTCCTCTTTTACCTCCTCTTTTACCTCCTCTTTTACCTCCTCTTTTACCTCCTCTTTTACCTCCTCTTTATTTAAGTATGATTCAATCTGTTGCTTATATTCAGTATTATAACTCATATTTCCATTCGTAATAATATTTTCTTCAATTTCGTTATAAAATAAATCAACTCTTCTAAATAATCCACTCAAATATTTTTCTTGGAGTTTATGGTAAAAATGTAAATACCCAACATATAGCAAAATTTTCTCTTTAAAAATATTATTTTCATAATTCAATGTTTGAATAAAATTTTCAACGTACAGTCCCCCTGATTTGTTGTTTTCAATGGTTTTTTTCTCATTTTGTAAATATTCCTTGTATAATACATTCAACAATTTCAATATATCTTGATGGAGTTCTAATAAATCATTTTGAGGATATTCATAATAGGGTTCAATTTCTTTATAAGGAATGTACTTTTGCTGCTTATTTACAAAATCCTCTAGTTTAACGAATGGTGACATTTCAGTAACAATAATAGTAAATAATTTATAGTAATCTCCGTACATGCGGTTTTTGATCATGGAAATATATTTATCAATATTTTCAGTCTCTAATAACAATGTTTTGTATTGAAAATAATAAGAATCTAAGCAAAATAAAAATATTTTTTTTTTATTATTTTGAACCATGGAATCATAATTATGTTTTAATTCTTTCAATTTTACTCGTACAAAATCGTGCTTTTCTAAAATCGAACACAATGTTTGTATATTATTTTGAAACGCACTTTTCAATGTTTCGATGTGAAATAAATGTATAGACGTCATATATATTATATTAGGTTAATAAGAATTCAAAAAAAATACATTATGTACTTTTTAAAATGTTAATATACGCGATTATTTTTTTATACAGGTAATAATGAAAATTGTTGGAAACGATTTCGTTCACGATCAATTTCCTCCATCAGTTCATAATAGTCAGAGTCGACCATCTGTTTTTCAATATCATTGTCGTAAAAGGATGGCAACTTATTTCGTGGGGCGATTTCTCCATCATATCGAATAAAATCGGTCATCGTTGGCAAAGTAAGTGACAATTTATTTGGAAGTAATTTTCCAAATTCAAAAGAGGACAAAGAACTCAATTCATCATTGAACCATTCCGGAAGAGGTTCCGTATTTTCATCATTTTCTTCACACTTGACCGATTGTTTCGGAATGTGGAGTTCGAACCCTCTTTCCAATCGATCTTCTATTGATAAATGTGGTTTCAACTGTAAATGAACTAGTTGTTGGTTATAATTGAACATTAAATGAGTTGATTTGTTGTAAAGAAGGTTAGTTCGCATATTATTCCCTTGTGTAGTATCGAATAATTCAATAGTAATAAACGCGTAATTGTGTTTTGCCGAGGTAAGATTATTTTTCCGACCATTCTTTTTATTGATTTTTTTATCATGTAATTCAATGGAAATCACTTTTCCAAACTGTTGGGATTTCAGAGTCTCTTCAATCTTATATGTAGGAATATAAGATTCAACGAAAGGGATGAAAATGTTCATAATTATAATAGATTTTTACTATTGATGATTTTTAGTTACAAAGAACAATATACAAAAAAAACATTCAATTTTATACCAAAATACTAATTTTTAGAGAAATTCTAAGTCTTTAAATTTCCAATATTCACACCCACCATTTGGCATTGGACGTTTTACAATAAATGGAATCTTCTTTTCTTCAAATTCCTTCAATGCCATCAAATAACCATCAACGACTTCGGGTCCCATTTCAACGAGTGGTTTTGCACCCTGGTTCAATTGTTTTGAACGCTCTCCCAAAACGCGTGCACGTTCATATTTTGTCAAGAATGGCACTGTTTTATGAAGAGGATCAATAATAACTCCATGTTCATTGCGAACAATTTGACAAAGTGATTCTACTTCGTCATTATTATGCGTGACCAATTCGGGATGATAATTACTAATCAATTCCTTCTTATTTATTTGCTCGAATTTTTGAAGATAATTTTCATCTTCTTCGTCCGAATCTTCGTCTTCATCATAGTCATCGTCTTCGTTTTCATCCATATATACATCCATTTGTTCATTTTCAATGGGTTCACTCTCACTTGCTAAACTACGCTCATCATCCGTTTCTTGTAATTGACTATCTTCGTCTTCCGATTTATCACCTGATTCGGGTGGTGGCGGAGGAGGTACGAAATCTTCGTCGTCACTATCACCATATACAGAACTGCGAAGTGAATTCACTTCATCATCACTTTCTTCAATGTCATTGATCGGAAGGTTTTCTATTTCTTGTAATTCTGTCATACTTAAATGATTATATATTCGTAAGATATTTCTAAATGGTTTTAAACATTAGAAATCAATTTTATAAAAAAATACAAAATATACTTTTTTATTCTATATATAATCAATATCTACTTCTTATCATCCGTTTTCCATGTAGTATCACACGTGGAACACATATAGATATATTTCAGGTTATTTTCATCATAACGAATATACAAAATTTCCGGTTTCTCATCCTCTTCTGTATTTGTTTTACAAACTGCGTTCGGACAATTCATATTGTGAATACGAGGCAACGTAGGATCTTGTTTGGTATATTCATTAATAATATGATTATATTTCTGCTCTCCTTTTTTAATATCGTTTCTGAAAATACAGGAATTTTCTTGTATATTAGAATGATCGATAAACCCGCAATTTCGGCAATAATGGGTCAATTCATTGGGGTTTTTTTCGTTTACCCCAATATAATACATGTTGTCGCATTTAACACAAAATTTCATTTCTAAATATAGTTATTGATGATATATAATTTTTATGTTGTTTTCAATCAATTTTGTTGATTCAATTAAATAATAATTTGTCGATCGTTGTTCGAACACAAAATAAGTGATGTAATAGAATACCTAATATAAACAAACCCAATAATGTTAACCAAAGGGGATATTGTGGAAATATACCATGTATTAAGTAACCACCAAATAATGTTAATAATACATCAATAATAGCAACATTCATAAATCGATAAGAATGAACTCCTTGTTCTACCTTTCCTAAAGTGTCTCTATATTGGCAAAACATCCTATATACTATTTCTTCATAATGTTATTTCACCTTTTACCATTTCAAACGCTCATAAAGACAAAATAGTTCTATAATTTGATTTAATACCATTTCCTTTTCCAAAATCTTGTAAATTATTAAATACACAAATTAAATTATAAATATAATTTTCCCATTTATTACCGCATAAATTTTTAAAATTATTGTTAAATTGATATCCGTAACCTATGTTTTTAATACATATACCCTTGTGTTGACCAACCCTTCCTCTTTCTTGTAAGTAGTTTTTTGTTTTAATTTTATCATATATGTCAGAATCTATGTAAACCAGTGGCCAATTTCCTTCTTCTTGAAATTTAATTGTAATTATATATTGTATGTCTTTATGAACACCTTCATGTGAAACAACTCGCAATTTTATATTTTCAAGTGTGCTTTCATCCATAATTTCAGTATTTCCCAAATCAGTATAATAACCTCCATATACTGCCTTTGTTATATCTCTAAATCTTTTTAGTTGTGTAGTCATTATGTTTGGTTTATAACAAATATAATGTAAATTAATTTTTAATTCAATTTTATTTTTATTCATAAAATTATTGGCATTTGAAATGGTAAAAGGTGTAAAATTGCGTTAAAACATATAAAAATAAGTACACTGTATTCATTATATAATGTCGATTGTATTACACAATAGTAACGACATTACTGAAATAAGAACAATCGCACTAGATTCTGAAGAAGATAAAATGAAGGATATTTACAAATCATTCTATCAATTATTAGTATCTATACCAATTGTCACAAGTTGCATTTTAATATGTATTTTTAACTATATTATCACTGTTATAAATATTATAGCTAGTAAACTGGGAATAATAACCACAATTGAACATATTCCAATGGCAATATATCTAGAAAATGATCAAACGTAAAATACTTTATATTAATACGTCAAACAAATATAAATAATTTGTGTGCACATATATGTTGTTATTAATCATCACAAAATTGATTTATCAAAAGGAAATAAATATAGGTGTATCATATATTATACAATGGAAACAAATAGTTTAGTAAGCGAGCACGAAAATATTGTCGTTCACTCGGAACAACCAAACAAAAAATATAAAAATATAAATGATTTCCTTAAGAAACACAGTAAAAAACCAGAAGATGGTTCTGGTCCTTCACATACAAGAATTGGCGATACTAAATCGAACATTCATGGAGGTGCTTATTTCGTAAATAACAATGAATGGAATACATTTATGAAACATTATTGGAATGACGTTGTTTCCAAAAATAAACCAGAATATTTAACGGAAAGACAATTAAGCGAGGATGGTCCCATTGCGGTTGATCTGGACTTACATTTTGCCTATGATTTGGAAAAACGTATTTACGAAGAAGATCATTTGGATGATTTGGTTGATATTTATTTAGCTGAATTAAACCAAATATATCATTTTGACGAAAACAGTGCGTTCCCCATTTTCCTTTTCGAAAAAGACAATGTAAATCGGGTTCAAGAGAAAAATATAACAAAAGATGGGATTCATCTTATTATTGGTATTAAAATGGACCATAAAGGACAAATATTGTTACGAGAAAGAGTGTTGGAAAAAGTGAAAGAAGCGTGGGGAGATTTTCCAATTGTAAATAGTTGGTCAGATGTGTTTGACGAGGGCATAACCAAAGGATATACTAATTGGCAATTGTATGGTTCTGGTAAACCAAATCACGAATCATATAAATTAACACAAGTATACGATATTACATACGATGCCGATGATGGTGAATTCGTCAATAATCGCGGTAAACCAACCGATTATTTAAACGCAGAAAATTTCCATAAATTATCGGTTCGTTATACCGGGAATCCCCAATTCTTTTATAAAGAAGCATTTCTTCGATTAATCGAAACAAATGAATTACAGCAGCGCAGAAAATCATCACCCACTACAATCCAATATAATGAAATATCAGGATCCAAACATGTGTCGCAAATTAAAAACGCAGAAGAACTTGATCAACATTTACAGCATTTCCTAGATTCAATTGGAACGAGTGATTATATGTTGAGAGAGATATACGAATATACTACGGTATTACCTGACAGTTATTATGGGTCGGGTTCTTATGGTAAATGGATTCGTGTGGGATGGGCATTGAAAAATACATCCAACAAACTTCTGATTGTTTGGTTGGCGTTTAGTGCGCGTTCTCCGACATTTGATTACAGTTCGATTCACGAATTATGCGAGATGTGGGATACATTCGATATTAAGCGCGATTCAGGGGTTACAAAGCGCTCCATTATATATTGGGCAAATCAAGACAATAAGGAGGGTGCTGAAGCAATTCGCAAAAACACAGTAGGACACTATTTGGACATGACTATTAATGCGGTCACCGCAAGTTCATTGGCAAATCCATCAAAACACGCAAAAGGTTCTACTGATTACGATATTGCGATTGTCTTACATCAAATGTATAAAGATGAATATGTATGTGCCGATGTGAAAAATGGTTCATGGTGGCGCTTCAAAAAGCATCGCTGGAATGAAATCGATTGTGGAAGTACGCTAAGACGTTCCATTTCTACAGAATTAAGACAAATGTACGAAGACAAGGTTACTGAACTTCAAAATTATTTGGTCACATTGGATCCAGAAGACGATCAATATAAGCAAGTAAAAATGCGCATAGATATTGTATTGAAAATTGTACAGCGTTTGGGTCAGACTAGCGATAAACGTAATATTATGCAGGAAGCGCGTGATTTGTTTTATGACGATGAATTTCTCAATAGTCTTGACAGTAATCCTTATTTGCTCGCATGCAAAAATGGTGTTGTTGATTTTAAAACAAAAGAATTTCGAAAGGGTCGTCCGGAAGATTATTTAACAAAGTGTACGAATATTAATTATTATCCCAGAACTAGTTCCAAACATAAGGATTCCATTCCTGAATTAGAAGATTTTATGCGGAAATTGTTTCCCAATACTGAACTGTGTGGTTATATGTGGAATCATTTGTCCGCAGTATTGATTGGTATGCCGTCGTTAAATCAAGCAATGTATAATTACATTGGATTTGGTCAAAATGGCAAATCAGTATTGACCGATCTAATGTCGCAAACATTGGGAACATATAAGGCAACCTCTCCCATTTCCCTGATTACCCAGGGTCGTGGTAAAATTGGTGGACTAGCACCGGAAATCGTTGGACTAAAAGGTGCGCGTTATGTGGTTATGCAAGAACCCGAATCCACGGATATTATTCATGAAGGGCCAATGAAGGAATTGGTTAGTGGTGTTGAACCAATTACAGCGCGAGCACCATATATGACTAAATCACTTACGTTCATTCCACAATTTGCCTTAATCGTATGTTGTAATCAGTTGATGCAAGTTCGTACTCAAGACCATGGCACATGGCGTCGTCTAAAAGTGGCTAATTTCCAATCTTTATTCACAGAACAACCAAAAGATGACGATCAAGACCGCCCTTTTCAATATAAGATTGATCGCGAGTTGATGAAGAAATTCCCTGTGTGGCGCGAAACATTCTTAGCAATGTTGGTTCAACTTGCGTTTGAAAACGAAGGTAGAGTGAATGATTGCGATACAGTATTAGAAGCGAGCAACAAATACCGCGAAAGTCAGGATCACGTTGCCCAATTTGTGGGAGAGCGTATCAAAAAACACACTGGAAAGAAGGTCCGCAAAGAACAGATTTCCGAGGAGTTCAAGATGTGGTTCCTTACAAATTGTGGTAAAACCAAGCAACCCAGTCCAAAATCAGTATATGAATATATGGATCGTATGTACGGAAAGAACCGTAATGGCACGTGGATGGATGTGAAACTAACATATCCATCTGATCATGAGCAAACACAGGTAAATGATTCAGACGGTGAAATTGAAATTCCAGAAACAATTGTATTCTAAAATATAAAAATGAATATTTTACAAATGATATGAAAATAATATTTCAAATCATTTTTTATCTTACTTCGTTTATTGACATATTATGTAAAGATGGATATATTGAGAAAATTCCATCCGTGATAAATGCGAATGTTAAACCAATCAATATCCATATTTTTAAATACTGAATATTAGATGAAAAGTATACAAGTAAAAAACATAGGAAAAACCCAATACATGCTAAAACATCCTTTATATAGCCAAGTGATCGTTCCATTTTCATATAGATCTATAAGATTGTCTTATAATAAATATTTTTGTATATTTTACAATATATGACTATTATAAATGATCAAATTATTTACCATGGTCAGAGACGAAGTGGATATAATTGAAGACTGGATATTATATCACGGTACATTGTTTGGGTTTGAAAATCTATATATTGTTGATAATGTGAGCACTGATGGTACATATGAAATCATAAAAAAATACGAAAAAAATGGCGTTCATGTTTATAGCCATTCAAATTATAAAGAAAAGGGAAATATTATGAAACAATTAATCGATAATAATAAATGTCTTATTGCGTTCCCCCTTGATATAGATGAATTTATTGTATTTTACGATAAAGAAAAACGAACTATTTCAACTGATACGATTTTGCCTTATTTGGAGCATTTAATCAAATTAAACAACAATCAATCTACAGTAATGAACATGAAAATACATGGAGTAAATCGCAATTGTGGTTTATACAAATGTGATTATATTAATAGTAAAGTGACATCTTCAAATAAAAATGGATATGAACGTGCTGCGTTAGAATGTACACACGGTTCATACAATGATACAATGAAAGAAATGGCCAAATCATTTTTCGATACTCGTCTATGGAATGGAACAATTGATCATGGAAATCACTTTAATATCGGATACAAGTATATTAAATCAAAATTGTGTTTGGTTCATTATCACAAACGCAACTTTGAGCAACATAAAAAAAAGGTCATAAATAATGTAAAAGGACTAGGATACAATGCGGATAATTTAGATGAATTAAAAAAAATA